TCACACGCTGCGCCCGTAACGGCGGAACAGTGCGGCTGCCTCCGCCTTCTGCCCGGCGTTCATCCGCCCCTGATACTGCCGGTACAGCGCCGCCGCGCTCTGATAGCCGCCGGCCTTGAGATAGTTCCCCATGGCATGGCTAAGACTGCCGTAGGCCACCGAGCTGAGGACCTGCCCGCGCACGGTGCTGCGGGCGGTGCCGCTGTTGTTGACGGCGCCTTCCGGCGCGGCTTTCTCCTCGGCGGCGGCCTTGTCCGCGTAATAATTCAGCAGCAGCTTATACCGGTCGTCATCTCCGCTGCGCGCGCTTTCGTACTCCCTGTAAGCCTGCTGCTTCTCCGCATCCCAGTCCGACACCGTGTCGCGCCACCGGTCGTAGCTCTGTTCCTCCTGCTTCTGCAGAAGGCTGTACCGCTCCGCAAGCGCTTCGCCCTCCCGGTCGTATGCGTCCCGGGCGTCCTCCGACAGCTGCGGCAGCAGATCATAGAGCTGCTGCAGATAGGACTGGTAGGCCTGCTGTCCCGCCGTCTGCGCATAGGTGGACGCATAGCCGCCGGAAAGCGCCGCGGCCTTGCCCACGGTGTCGGTCATGGCCTGCTGCCCCCGGCGCGTGTACTGCCCGGCGTACTCCTGAAACACCGTGTCATGGCCGGGGTCGTAGGAAAAAGGCTCCCGCTTCTCCATCTCCCGGTAGAGCTTTTGCAGCTGAGCGGTTGTCTGAGATGTAAAGTCTTTCGGCTTTGCAGCACTTATGCTGTCGTAATTGGCGCGGGCAGTTTCCGTTTCCGCGGAGGGCGCTCCGCCTTTTTCCAGCCCGGCGAGGGCGTCCGCGGTTTCCTGGGAAACGCCGGAGAGAACCGCGGCGCCGGTCTGGGGCGGCGCCACCCGCCCGGCGTCATTGCTCAGGCTGCTCCAGGTTTCGCTGCCCACCACGCCGTCCACCTGCAGGTTGTTGCGCGTCTGGTAATCCCGCACGGCGGCCTCCGTTTTGGGGCCGAAGCCGCCGTCCACGTCGAGCCCGTATCCGAAACGGTTCAGGGACGTCTGCAGCTGCCGGACAGAATCGCCGGAGCTGCCGTAATACAGATTCATGCTTATTTCTCCTTACTGACAGTTTTATGTGGTACTGACGGTGTGCCAGGCGCTCCACGCCCTGTTGACATACAGCCGGTAATAGACGCCGCCCGTATAGGTGAACGCCGCCTGGACGCAGTTGTCGGAAACGGTGTTGGCCAGGACCAGCAGGTACATCCAGTCGGCGGCGGGCAGATGGGTGCAGGTATTCATGCACCAGTAGCAGCCGGGGGTATGGAGCGTGTCGGCGTCGCCGGTGAAGTTGCCGCCCATAGTCAGCTCCAGCAGCCGCTTGCCGGCGGTGCCCGTCAGGCCGCCGCTGAAAACAGCCGGGACGTCGAAGGAGGCGGCGCCGCGAAACCGGGCGTTCCACGCCACATCCAGCATGCCGTCGTCTTCGGCGTACTTGCCTACGCCGATGCCCGTGCCGCCGTCCCGAAAATTCACGGTGACGGCGGTGGTGGGAATATTGCTGTAGATGGTCTTGCTGCCGCCCAGCGCGTCCGTCACGGCCACCTCCAGCACATAGGAACGCGTGGTGAGCAGACTGCCGCCGATCACGGCCACCGTGTCGGTGAGCGTGACGCTGCTGCCGTAGGACCCGCCCGCCAGCTTCCAGCGCGCCTTGACGACAGCGGTGTTGCGTCCGCCCACGGAGGAGCAGGCGGCCCTGCACACCACACGCAGGCAGGTCCCGCTGTCGCTGAGGGTGCCGTCGGAGGTGCAGCGGGCGGCGGCAAAGGAGGACACCGTGGGCGCGGCGTAGTCGTACACCGTGACGGCGTCGAGCTTTTTCACCGTTGTGCGGCCGCGGGAATCCTTCACGGTCGCCGTGGGCGACACGCTGCCGGCGGCGGAAAAAGTACCGGTGGTGCCGGCGGTACCGGTGCCGGACACGCTGCCCGCCGTTACAGTGCAGCTGACCACCGAGGCCCCGTACTGTCCCGCCGCCGTCACGGCGTACTGCATCCGGGTGAAGTCCCTGACGTACACGCCGGAGAGGACGCTGCTCGCGTTCACCGGCAGAACGGTGAACGCGGAGATCACCGGCGTCACGGAGGCGGGCACGTAGGCGGTGAAGGTACAGCTCACGGTGCCGACAGCGGTGCCGCCGCTGTAAGTGGTGCAGGTAAGGGCCCCTGTGCCGGCAGAGGCGGCGGGCAGCTGTCCGGCCAGCGCCAGAGGCGGCGTCCACTTCACGGTGCCGCCTTTGACGCCGGAGGCAATGGTGCCCGAGGCGCTGCCGAAGGCGTACCGCACCGTATGGGTGAAGCTGTCGGAGGCGGCGCTGACGGTGATGCTGCCCGCCGTTCCCATGGTAAAGCTGCCGCAGGAAACGGCGGAGGCTCTGGGAATGGCGGTGAGATCCATCGTCCCGCTGCCGGACACGCTGCCCGGGGTATAGGACACGGCGTCCATGGCGATGGAATAGGTCACGCTCAGGCACTTGCCTCCGTCTGCGTCGTGGGCGACTGCGGCGGTGCCGGAGCCAAGGAGCAGCGACTCCCCGCGGGTGACAGGCATGCTGCGGTAGGACGTGTCGCTGTATACCGCCGCGCCGTCCAGCGTCACCGCGGCGGTGGTATTGTAATCTTCAAAGCGGGCGTAGGTGCTGTCAATATAGAGCGCCCAAAAGACCTCCGAGGTGTTGGCGGCCACATCGGTGCCGTTTTCCGTCACGGTGAGGCGCAGGGTATAATTGCCGTTGTTGTCGCTTTGTGCGGTAAAGGTCGCCATAGGGCACCTTCCTTCCTGTGAAAATACGGAAACGTCAGGAGCCGATCCACTTGAGCGTCAGGCCGCCGCTGCGTTCCAGCTGCCAGTCGCCGCCCAGAAAAACACGGCCCGTGATCTGGGCGTCGGTGATGTAAAGGCGGTTGTTGGAGAGGTACGCCACCTCCACGTCGTCCTGATAGAAGGAAAGCCTGGAGGCGGTGAACACGGAGCGGAACTGCCGGGGGTGGATGTAAACGGCGGCGGTGCCGTCGGAGAGGGTCACGTCCTCGGCGGAGAGGCCCTGTCCCACGGCCACGCCGTAGACGGGCACCGCGCCGTCGTAGGCCACGATGCCCGTGCGGATATAGCCCTCGGTTTCGGCCACGTAGGAGTTGAAGGCCTTCCCCAGGATATCGGTGCCGGCTTTCAGGTCGGAGGCGAAGCTGTAGTACTGGGTCAGGGCCTCCGGATTGGCCTCCAGATAGGCGCTGAGCTTTTCCACATAGGTGCCGAAGTCGGAGGCGGCCACATAAGAGCCTGTCAGCGTCTGGGTGAGAGTGTCCATCTGCTTTTCCACGGTCTGGGCCGATTTGATGACCAGCGCCCTGAGATTCTGGTACTGTTCCTTTTGCCGCTGCCCGGAAGCGTCGTCCGCAGCGCCGGCGGCGGCCATCGCGGCCCCGGCGGCGGCAGTGACGGCCGGTCCCTCCAGCTGAGAAAGAGCGGCGGAGAGCTGCTGGGACATCCGAAAGAGGTAGGTATACTGCTGCATCAGCTGCTGAGGCAGCGTCCCGGCCGGCTGAGGCGGCGGCGCGAAGGCGGTCAGACTCACGGGGTGTCACTCCCCTTTCCGTAGACGCCGCAGAGGGTATAAAGGCGGCAGCCGCCGGTGCCGGTGAGCCGCAGCCGCACTTGCCCGCACCGTTTGGGCCGGATGGGCAGCACCGCCGGGCGCAGAGCGGCGGTCCCGGTGACGGCGCCCTTTTTCTCCCAGGTCCCGCCGCTGTCATAGCTGACGTAAAGGCTCAGCGAGGCCCCTTCCGAGAGCAGCACCCGTGCCTCCAGCCGCTGGAGATATTTGTGCTCCATGTCCGCCAGACCCCAGTCGCCGGTTTCCGCCGCAAAGGGGATGTCGGTTTCTTTGACGCCCTGGCTGCCCAGCAGGGACAGAATGCGTCCGGTGCCGGCCTCCAGACAGAAGAGGTCGCTGCCCACGGGGGCGAAGGCCATGGCGTGGGTGTTGTCCTCCCGGTGCCAGAGGGAGCGGCGGGTGTCGCAGCAAAAGAGGTGCCAGGCGCCTGTGGTTTCGTCCTGCATGCTGACGTAATAGCGGCCGTCCACGGCACCGGCGGCGGCATTGCGGTACCGCGCGGCGCCCAGCGCCCGGGACACGTTCCGGGGCAGGCTGCCGTCGTAGGTATAGATGCCGCCGATGCCGTGGTAGTAAAGAACGCCCTCCACCACGCAGAGGCTCCGGGCGCTGCCCTTCTGCACGCCCTGACACTCGATGGTGACGATCTGGTGGGCGCCGGAGGCGGCGGGATACACCTTCTCCAGGCTGTGTTCCCGGAAAAAGAGAGGGTTTCCCAGATGGGTGACGGCGCCGGTAAAAGGTCCGTCGGCGCCCCGGGCGGCGGCGTAGCTGTCGGTGGCAAGGCCCTCGAAGCACTGCCAGTTTTTAAAATCGCCCAGCTTGCAGGCGTAGACGGCGTTGACGGTGAGGCCGTCCACCAGACCGTATTGACAGCCCCAGAGGCGGTTGCCGCACTCGGTGACGTAATCCATGTCGGGCACGGCGCGGCGCACGGTGAGGGCGGCGGTCTGGGTGCGGGCGGCGGAGAGGACGCCCGGTACCGTCAGATAGTCGTCGGCGGCGGCGGAGAGGACGAAGCTGCCGTTGAGGTCCGTCACGCTGCAGCCGGAAACGGTGACGCCGTCGCCGGCGGAAAAGCCCCGTCCGATCCCGGCGGCGGAGATCTTCACATAGGTAGCGGCCACGGCGGTCCAGCCCGGCGCGGCGGCGTCGTACTGCCGGAGAACCGGCGCATCGCCGGAGGTGTCCAGCCAGAGGGCGCCGCCGGCGGGTGTTTCGGGCGCGGCGGCGGAAACGGTGTAATCGCTGTAGGGGTCGCCGTCGGCGCGGCAGAGGGTGAAGGTGACGGTGCCGGTGGTGACGGCGGTGTTTTCCAGCGAGCCGTAATCGGAGAGATCGCGTGTGTTGATGTACATTTTGTCGGGAAAGATCACCAGATAGGCGCCCATGCTGACAAACTGCTTTTCGGCGGAAGCGGAAAGGAGCAGGCCCGTTTCGCAGCCGTTGATCAGCAGCCTGCCGCCGTCGCACCAGACCAGGCTCTCCCGCTGCGTGAGGCCCAGCGGGAGAGCCAGCGTGGTCACGGTGCCCCGGGCGGGGCGCACGGACAGCGTGGGGTAGTCCAGAGAGGACATATTGGTAAGGTCGGTAAAAGCTCCCTGCGGCGTGTCGGGACTGCGGTCAAGACCCAGAAAGCGGGTGACGGTGACACGGAGCTGGGGCGGCTGCTGCAAGGCGGGAAAAAGCAAGACGGCGGCCTCCTTTCAGCAAAGACGCAGCGCGGGCTGCGTGACGGCAGGTCTGTGGGTGCGGGTATAAAAGGCCTGATAGGCGGAAAAGGCGTTGTTCCACTCGCTGCGGGCGTTGTTGCAGCGCTGGATCTCGCCGTTGACATAGTGCATCTGCGCCTCGGCGTAGAAGCGGTAAAGGCTGTCGTAGGGCGGCGGCGCCAGCAAAACGGCTGCGGTGTCGGTGGTGTCGCCGTAGCCGGAGAAGGCCGCCGTGCCGCCCTGGGCCCTGACGATCTCCTCCGCCACATGGCCCTCGGCCTCGCTGAGCCAGCGGATCTTTTCCGCGGCGGTGAACGCGTTGGGACAGAGCGCGTCGATCTGCTCCAGCGCCTGTGCGATGGTCATAGGGAGGTTCCTCCTTTCTCAGCGGGTCATGCGATCCACATAGCGGCGGGCGGTGTCGGCCATCATGCGGCCGTTTTCCAGCACCTCCGCCACATAGCAGGGCACGGATACCTCCACGCCCTTCATGATTTTGAAGCTGCGGCCGTTGACAGAAACCAGCACGAAGTTTTCCTCCTCCTTGCGGCCTCTGGGCAGCGTCACGGATACCGTGGGTGTTTCCTGTTCGGTCATGGTAAGATCTCCTTTTCAGTGTACGTGTCCGGCGCGGGCGGTGTCGGTCAGAGAGGCGGTTTTGACGCAGGAGGCTCCTTCACGCTTTGGAAGCGTTCCGGCCGGGCTTCCATGGCGCAGCGCCTGCGTATGGCTGCCGCTTATGCCGCTTCACCCCGCCGCCTGCGCTGTTTCCATGCCGCCTCCCTGTACGGCGACGCTTTGTTTTCCCCCGGCCAAATCGTCTGTTGCTTTTTTCTTCCGATTTGGATATACTGGTTTTAGAAACAATCGCAGCTTCGTTTTGGGACGCTGCGCCGGGGCTTCCTGCATCGGCGGACTGCGATGTTTCTTTTTTTATACGGGCTTTTCTCAAAAACGCCGCTGCAGGGTGCGGCGTTTTTTTTGTCCGCAGCGGCCTGTCCCGCACGGCAGGATTTTTCTCCCCTGCTCTTTTCATGCCATACGATTTCCGCCGGATGCATTCCCTTGGTCTGACAGGCCCTTGCTGCGGCGCGCGTATGAGGCCGGCTGAACTGTTGAATGCGACGCGGCCGGGCGTCGCGGCAGGCCGCTTTCTGTCCGCACAGAAAACGGCCCGCGCCCGGTGCAGACAAGCCGGCAGTCGTTCTGCCGCCGATCCGGCGCGCCGCCCCCGCCGAAGATGTTCCCCGCCCTCCGCTCAGCCGCCTGTCGCTCTGACAAAACGCAGAGCTCTGTTCTTCATACCGCCCGGCTTTTTGCGGCGGGAGGGACCGATCCTGACGCTCATGCGCCCCTGCGCGGGTCCTTCAGGCCGTCAGTTGGCCTTGTCCTCGCCGGAGTAAGACGACCCGCACTCCACGCGCACCATGTACTCGTCGTAGAGGATGGCCGCGGCGTGGACGCCCTTCCAGCCCACGGTGGAGCGCTGATCCAGGGGATCGGCGGTGCCGGAGGAGCCGCGGGGCTTCACGATGACCTCGGTGCCCTCGGACAGATCCACCACGCCGTAGGCGCCCTTGCCGATAAAGAGGCAGCCGTAGACGGCACAGCCGTCGGCGCCGCCCTCGCCGGGCCAGATCACCGCGTTGTCGGCGGCGGTCACAGGCGTTTCCAGCGTCAGAGCGGAGGCGGTGTTGGCCGCCACGCGGGCGCGGGTGCCGCCGATGAGCACATAGCGGCCCGCCAGCGCGCCGGCTGCCACGGTGCCGCCGTCGAAGGGCACGGAGGCGGAGGCGTTCACCGCGCCGTTCACCGACAGCGTGCGGCTGCCCGCGGCCAGATCCTCGCCCCGGAAGATCTTGGCCTCGGTGGTTTCCACGAAGCGGACGCCGTGGAGCTCGCCGATCTCGCCGGAGAACAGCTCCGTGGCGGCGGCGTACTTGTGGGCCTCCACCCACGCCTCGTCCCGGCGCAGGTCGTAGGCCACGCTGGGGTGGATGACGCAGACGTATTTGCCGTCGAACTTGGGGGCGTTCATCTTTTTGAGCTGCGTGGCGGCCTTGGCCACCAGCTCGGCGGTGAGGCGGCAGGCGGGCGTGACGGCGTAGCGGGAGGTGACGGCGGTGAGAGAGCCGTCCGCTGCGATCACAGGCGCGTAGATCACCTGATTGCCCTGCTGGATCTCGTTGCGGGTGACGGTGTCCAGGGTCAGGCCCATGTTGGCGCCGTGCTTGTCGGTGATCTCCAGCACCACGTCGTCGATGGCGGTGAGATCCAGCATGTCGGACACCGTGGTGTAGTCGCCGTACTGGGCCAGCTCCTTGGTGATGTGGCTGACGGTGATGCCGCTGCCGTCGGGGGTCACGCCCTCGGTGAGGGGCGTCAGCGCCTTTTCAAAGGAGCCGAACTTGCGCCATTCCACGGTCTTGCCGCCCCCCACAGGGACAGCGCGGGTGGCGGCGAACTGGTTGTGGACCAGCTCCGGCCTGGCGTTTTCCAGCAGCTCCATGCCGTAGTAGGTCTTCATTTCGGGGCTCAGCGTGCCCTGGGTAGACACCTGGGTGTTGGGTTCGGCAGCAAACAGCTGCAGGTCAAGGTTCAAAGTCTGCATGGTATTTCTCCTTTACAGTTTTGATTTAGGAAGGGAAAGGCGTTTCCCGCCATTCCCCATTCCCGCCCTCCGCCGGATGCGGGAGAGCCGCCGGGCAGATTCCCGGGGGACTGCCCAGCGGCCGCCTATCCGCCGCGACGCCCGCCATGACGCAGGCGCGGGAGGCCCGGCACACGGGGGCGGGCTTCAGAATCGGATCTTCTCTCCGTTTTGGACGCGGCGGCGAATGTCCTGCCGCTCCTCCGGGGTGAGCAGCGCGGGGTCGGTGTGCAGCACGGCGGCCGCCTGGGCGGCGCTGCCGTTTTCGGGCACCCGGCTCCGGGCGGCGATGGAGCGGGCCACCTCCTCCCGGGTGCGGTCGGCGCTGTAACGCATGGCGCGGTGGAGGATCTCCTCCCGATGCGCCACCTCGTAGGCGCTGCGGGGATCGGCCCCGGCGGCCACCAGACGGCCGAAAGCCTCGTTTTTCAGCTCCGCCCGCCAGTCGAAGCCGGGGTAGACGGCGGCGATGTCCGGGGCGCTCTGCTCCAGACGGCGCAGCGTTTCCTCCGCCTGCGCCTCCGCCCGGGCACGGTACCGGTCGTTTTCCTGCCGCACGCGCAGCAGCGTTTCCTGCTCCTCCCGGGCTTTGCGGAGGCGGCCGTCCAGGATCTTCTGCACCCGCTGGTCAAATTCCTTTTTGTAGCGGCCGCGGATCAGCTCTTCAAAGGCGTCCGCGTCAGATGCCTCCCCGGCGTCGGGAGGCGCGGTGGTTTCCCCGCCCGTTTCATCTGTCAGGCGTTCTTCCTTTACAGCATCGTTCGCAGGGGTTTCCTCCCCGGCGAAAAGCTGAAGGTCCCACGCCCGGCAAAGCGTTTTGTTTTCCATGGAAATACGCTCCTTTCCCTTGTCCGTGGCAGGTCACGACCCTTTTATGGTAACGGCCGCAGAGGCCGGATACCGCGCGGCGATCTGGCGGAGGCCCTCCGCCGTCAAAGAAAACAAGGCCCCGCAGTCTGCCCCGCCGCCGGCGATCACCACGTGGCCCGGCTGAATGTCCAGCTGACGCAAGGCGTTGGGGCGCTGCTGCAGCTCGCCGGCGAGGGCGAAGAGCAGCGCGGATACGGCGGCGCAGACGATGTCCTGTCCCCGGGGGGCGTAGTCCGCGTGGCCGTCGGCGGTGAGGCGGCAGGCGCCCGGCTCATAGCAGATCCGGATCATCGGGGCTGTGTGACGCCCTGGGCGGCGGCGCGGGCCTTGTCCATGCGCTTCCGCATCGCCGTTTTACCAGACAAGTCTTTTTCCTTTACAGGCTCTTCAGGGGAGCTGTCAGCCGGTTCGGCGCTTTCCTGAAATTCCTCCGCCAGATGGGTGCCCCGCAGCTTGTCCACCACCAGCGCGATCTGGCGGAGTTGGGTTTTGAGCCGCTGATTTTCCTGGGCCAGGGTACCGCTGCGGGCGATGGAGGCCATGAGATGATCCTTGTTTTTGAAGTCCATCATGTCCAAACACCCCAGCGCCTGATCGGCGAGGGCGGGGTTGAAGAAGCCCAGCTGGAAGAACTGGAGGGCCAGCTGGTTGTACTCCATGGTCTTGTAGGGGCTCTCGTCCTGAGCCGTCACCTCCAGGTCGAACGCCGGCACCCGGTAGCCGGCGGGGCCGTCGCTCCGGGGCCGCAGGGCGCGGTTGTCGTAGCTGACAAACTCCGAAGCGCCCAGGGGGCCCAGGAGGCGGAACTGACGGGGCAGATCGTAAAACTGGCGGATCAGCTCGATGCACATGGTGACCATGTCGGAAAACGCCTCGTAGCCGTCGGCGATCATGTTGCGGCTGAGCTTGCCGCTGGCCTCCTGCAGAGCGGCGATGGCGGTGGCGGCGGTGACGCCGGACGCGGTGCCGCCGTTGGCCACGTCGCGGTTGCCGGCGGTTTCCTTCATTTCGGCGATCTTGCTGTTGAGGATGGAAACATAGATGCCGGGCAGCGGCGCGGACTGGATGGGAGCGATGGAATCGGCCCCCAGGTTGCCGTTGGTGTGGACGAAGGGGGTGGTCCAGTCGGCGTACTCGGATTCGTTGAGCGCGCCGTCGCTGCGGACGAAGAAGCGGGGCGTGGCGGCGGCCAGGGTGTTTTTGAGAATGGCCTGGTTCATCAGGTCGATCTGTTTTTGCGGGGACTTGCACAGGTCGATGTAGCCGTAGCCGCAGGGGGTGCCCTCCTCGGGAAAGAGGGGGTCGAAGATGAAGGGGTAGAGGCCGTGGTCGTACCAGCCCCGGCTGGCCGCGGACACGCCCGCCGGGAGGCGGACAAAGAGGGGCTGTCCCCTGTCGTCCACGCCGCTTTGCACGGTTTCCATGGGCACCGCTGCGTCGTTTTCCGTGGCGTACAGCACGTTTTCCCCGGTGAATTTACAGTATTGCAGCACTTTCCGCCCGTTTACCTCGGTGTGATAGTACCAGTCCACCACCAGGGATTTGCCGGAGGTGTCCACGGTGTCGTCGTAGAGGTAGCGGCTGACGGTGCTGCCGCCGGAGGCCAGCTTGCCCTCCAGGAAGGGGTAGCGGCGGCGGAGCTCGTCGTCGGCCACCAGCTCGGTGGAAAAAAAGTGGGGAGAATCCTGGATGTCGGTGACGCCCGGTTCCCAGAAGAGGTTGAGTAGGTCCATTTTGCGGATGGCGATATCGCCCAGGCCGCCCAGCTTGGTGCTGTCCCAGAAAACGCCGTAGACGGCGCAGCCGGACTTGAGCTTGTACCACCAGCAGTTGGCGTAGGTGCGTTTGAACTGGTTTTTCTTGAGGATGACGGGGAGGATGCGGGTAAGGCGCTGTGCTTCCACCCGGTCGTCCTCGGCCCGGGGCAGCACGGTGGGCTGGGGATAGGCGTCCATGGCGTCGGCGTGTTTGCCCAGGATGCAGTTCACCAGCCAGGCGCTGGCGGGCTGGGGGTCGTCGGGATTGCCGCCCTGTCCGTCCTTTGCCATCTGCTCCCAGTGGCGCAGCTTCCAGAACTGTTCGTTGTCGATGATGCGCTCTTCCAGATGTTTTTTGCCGATCTTGTACTTTTTCAGGATCTGCGCGGCCTCGCGCACCTGTTCCGCCCCGATCTTCGGGCGGTAGAGGGTCATTTGCTCCATGTCAGCTCTCCTTCTTTCGTGGATTGGCGCAAAAAAACGCTTTCGTCTGTAAGGAAAACAGGCGAAAGGTTGTACGCGCCGTTGCATAAAGGTGTGCAACAAGGCAAAATATGGGCCGTTTTTGCAAGGCAAGCAGTTTTTTTCGCGTTGAGCGGCGTGTTGAGCGGCGGGGCGTTTTGCACGGCGGCGAGCCCTGCGGAACGGCGGGGCGTTTTGCACGGCGGTGAGCCCTGCGGAACGGCGGGTCTTTGTATGTTGAGCGGTTTCCCGCGCGGTATCCGCCCGACCTTTGCTTTTCGTTTCCCGTTCCTCGTTACCCGTCCCCCGCCGGCAAAGCGCCGCGGGGCGCAGCCCCGTCCCCACGCTTCTCCGTAACCCCGTCCCCCGCCGGGGGAAGTATCCATAGAGGGGGGCCGCAGCCCACCTCTTGGTCGTTTCAAGGAGGAGGGTTTCTTAAGGGAGGGGGGAAATACGAAATCCCCCCTCCCTTAAGTGCGTCTTTCGCTGCTTTCTGCGCAATCAGAAAGCAGCCCGCGGTCGGCACGGACCGGCCATCAGCCATCCTGCCATCTATCGAAAAAACGCCGCAGGCCCGCGGTCGGCACGGACCAGCTATCACCCCCCGCCGCCATCCACCGGGAAAACGCAAAAGCCCGCCCCGTCCCCCGCGGTCGGCACGGACCAGCCATCAGCCGTCCTGTATCAAATCCCAAATTCGCAGCCGCCCGCCCCGCACCCCAAAAGCCCCAAGCCCCTCACTTCAGGAGATCCAGCGGATCGTCCGCCGGTCTTACCCCCGCCTCCCGCCGCCGCGGCGGAATAGGCCGTGACATGCAGAAGTACCGGCACTCGTCGGCCACATGGTCCTCCATGGAGGTATCCAGATCCTCCGGCTCGGTGCGGGCGTACAGCAGCAGCGGCACGGTGCGCAAAAACGCCCGGCAGGTGGAAAAGACGTAGAGCATGGGATATCCCTCGCCGTCGAAGCTCATGCGGTAGTGCATCTGCATCCAGCCGGGGATGCGCCGGTTGTCGCCCCTGGTGAAGTAGATCCGGTGATGCAGGGCGGTTTCGTAGATGCTCTCGCCCCGTGAGGTGTCCCAGATGGCGGGATCGGCCACGCCCTGAATGTCCCGGCCCGCGAGCCAGGGATGGGTATCCTCGATGCGCCGGATCTCGGCGAACTGACGCTCCGGCGTCCAGCGCACGCCCTCGTCGGGTGTGGCGGTGCAGCCGTACAGCTCCAGAATGCGGTAGGCCACACCGTCGAAGTCCACGGCCCACCAGGCGCAGGAGAAGGGGCGGGCGTAACCGAAGTCGTAGGAACGGTAGACGCTCCAGGTGCGGGGAATGTCGAAGGGGTCGATGACGTGGGTATAACGCCGGTCGGCGTAGTGAACGGGATCGTCGGTAAATTCCTCGAAAAACTGGCCCTCGAAGAGGTTCCACTTTCCCTCCAGCCACGCCTCCCGCAGGCGTTTGGGCAGCGCCTCCAGCTGGCGGACATAGTCGGGCTGACAGCGGAGCAGCGCCGTGTTGTCCGTGACCCGGGCGGGAATGAACACATAGTCGTCGGGATTTTCCCCCGGCTCAAAGCGCCGGTCGATGAAAAGCCGCTTGATGTAGCCGTGGCCCTGTCCGCCGGGGTTGCAGGTGAAGTAGACGCGTTTGGGGAAGTCGTTGGCGCCCCGGACGCAGGCGGTCAGGCGGCGGATCCACTCCTCCTTGAGCTGCGTGGCCTCGTCCAGAAAGAGCACGTCGAACTCGGCGCCCTGATAGCGGTCCAGATCGCCGTCGGAGGCGCAGTAGCCGAAAGCGATGGTGCTGCCGTTGGGAAAGGTGAAGCACTTGTCCGTCTTGCTGTAAGAAGCGACGCCCAGCAGTTCCTCCCGGAGAAAGCGGATGTGGTTGCTCTCCAGCTCCGGCAGCGTGCGGCGGAGGATGAGCAGGCGGATGCCGGGGTAGCGCAGGGCCAGCAGCTTGGCCTTGGCCCGGACGGCCCAGCTTTTTCCGCCGCCCCGGGCGCCGCCGAAGGCGATGTATTTTTTCCGGCAGGCGAGAAACTGCTTTTGTTTTTCGTTGGGCTGGCCGATGGTCAGCGTGCGGATCGAGTCCATGTCATCTTTCCTTTCCCGGCGTCCGGCCGCCGTCCCCTCCGCCGGCAGACGCCGTTCGGCCGCGGCGGCTTCTCCCCGCCGCAGGGTTCGTTCCCGTTTTCCCCGCGCAGGTCATATCCGCGGCGCGGCCTGTCATCGGCTCCATTGCTCGGCCTCCCCCTCCAGCACCACGCGCAGCGTGGCGGCGTCGTCGGCGGCGGGCGCGCTGTCCTCCCGGAGGGTCTGGCGCAGGGAGGCCAGGTCCCGCAGCACGGCGGTCATTTCCTTGACGGATTTGATGTCCAGTTTTTCCTCGCCGCCCTCGCCGGCTTTGGCGGGAACGTAAAACTGCCGCGTATCCCCCAGCGCGCTGAGGACGGCCCGGGAGAGGCAGTCGGCGGCGGCGGAGAGGTCGCGCCGGTCGCTGTTTTCCTCCCGGATATGGCGATAGACGGTGCTCAGCGGTATGTCGAAGCGGCGCGCCAGCTCCTTGTAAGTGATGCCGCCCTGTCGGTAAAGGCGGCGCATTTCGGTCCAGTCGGTCAT